GCCATGATTCAAAAGCAATTTTATTGCATCCGCTTGCTCTCGTTGCTTCCTCTATCAGATGCCATTTTATTTCATCAGCAATTTTAGGTTCGCAAAAACCCGCCCATAAAAAAAACGTGTCATCCGTTTGTTTTTGTCCAACTATAAAGCCTAACGGAAGCAATGTTTCATTTCCGTTTTCTATCATAAGCCAGAGCATGGACGAACCCATTAGAATGTCCGCATAGATGTCCTCTGGAATCCATGACTCTGGACTTTTTTTTAAAACAATTTCTAACCTCGGACGAACATAATGCCAATGCGTTCGCAAATCCTTTGGAGGTATAAATAATTTGCCTATCACCCGATAACTAAATAACTAAATGTTGCGCTTGCCGCTGTGTTTGCACTATGCGATATTGTTGCAGAACCATCTACTTTTTCTGAAATAAACATATCATTCATAAATGTCGCCGATGCTGTGTTAGTAGGCATAAACAAAACAACGCTGTCTGTGCTTATTCTTATATCTGGCAAACTTGTTGCTGTTGCGCTACTCGAGGCTAAATTTATTGTGCCCGTCGCATTAATTTTGCCCGCCATAGCATTGTTCACTACTTCGGATATTTGTCTGGGCTCTGCTCCGGTATAGGGCAAAACTCTATATTGTGTCATCGATTTCCTCGTGTTTTGATATCTAAATCTACTCCAACCGCAGAGGTATAATTACCGCTCGGCAACACTTTAATTCTATGATAACGACCATGACTTCTCAATGCGCATCTATTTTCACTATCAGCACTCGAAATCGTTCCGAATGTTACATCGTTATCTAATCTCGCTCTACTAGAAACAGAAACATTCGCCGTTCCTCCGTTTATTTGCGGTTTAGCTAAAGTGATTATGCTGTTTTCTCCTACTAAATCCCCTGTAATTATTTCGGCGTTAGAATTAGCCCCTGAGAATGCTACAATTTTTTGGTCTTCCACCCCGGCTAACAAAGTATTGTCAGCAACCCAAAATCTATCATCCAAACTAATTCCTAAATCATCTAAACTAGCGGAATAATTATCCAATGATTCTAGCGTTATACCTTCTGTTTCTACGCTTGCGATAAAATCTGCTGTAGTTTCGCCTCTTGACCATTTTTGAATTTGCCAATTATAAATCAATATCGATTGAACCGAACTATTATTGGTATAAAGCCAAAACACACATCGTCTTACCGGGTCTACAGCCACGCTCATCGTATTTAATAATGCTAACTCCGCATCATTAAAAAAGAATCTATCTATTTTTTCAGCACCTATCGGCTGAACTTTAGTTCCGTCGCATAAATAAAACCCGTCATCAGACAAAAAGAATGAAAGGTTGCCGTATTGCGCTATGGATTTCGGTTCTAAACAGCCTAATCCTCTACTAATCGTATCGAACTGGAAGTAAAGTGGAGCACCCGCATACGTCATTCGTGATATACCTTTTTGCAAAAATATTAATGCAAATTCACCCCCACTAATCCCTTGTATATTTCCCCCATCGGGTATGATCTGAAAATCTGATTGACTTGTTGGCCCGCTAGACCAATCTGTTTCATCGTTTATATCTGACCATAACACTTTGTTAGGTTCTTCGTTCGTCCTACCACACACTACAAAATCTCTCACAACGCTAACAAAATGAGCCGTAGGTGCAGCACTTGCTAAATCAGCAAAATTACTACTAGTTCCTATAGTGTATGCTTGAACTATTTCCTCGCCGTTAGCCGCTAACACTACTTTGCCGAATTGCGCAGTGTTCCATCTCCCAGACTCACTCGCTGAGTAATTACCGGCTTGACTTATATTAGATAAATCTAATGTGGATGAACTGTATTCGTATAACTTGGTATTCGAACTTGCAAACACCTTCGTGGTATCCCCGAATCTACCCGAGAAAACTCCGTTTAAATTTTCCCCGGCATCATTACTAATAGGAGACACCGATGGTAGTGGGCCATAGCCGATTTGCTGAGGGATGACGTTTTTCGCCTCGACTAATGCACCCGCTACCGGCGGTTGATCTGGTAGCCATTCTGTAAATGTAATTTTTTGCATATTAAGTCACGCTCATCGCCATTGGATTCCCGCTAAATTCAGCACGATCATCCGATGCTGTTAATTGTGTTCTGGCTCTATCGTATAGACTCGCCCATACAGTTAACCTTTGGTCATTCATTAAAAATGGTTCGCTTTCCGATAACGCCGCATAAAGCAAACAATCTGGAGCGTTCACTAAAAACTCGTTTGATGTGTTAGAGTCGCTTAAAAATGTTGGCGACGCATAATACAATAATTTGCCTGTATAGGTAGTATCTGGAGATGGGCCAAATCTAAACGCATCTCCGTCCATAGTATAAAAAACCGGCTTTCCAGTTTCGGTTGTTCTAGCCGTTCTAAAAAATGTAGTCGGAGGTAAATAATCCAACTGGGAAACAGGTGTGCTTTCTATGTGCAGTTCCCGTAATTCCAAAAAATCAGATGGTAAACTTACGCTTGATGAATTAATAGTTAAATCGGCCGTAGTGAGCATTTGCCTCAACCGCAAATCCCTCCTCATTCGCACTTCACCCAGTTTAATAAAATCTGCTATCTGAGAGGTTAAGTCATCTCTGGCTAAATAATTAGCCACTAATGACTGTAACTCCGAGTATGTCCCGAATGCCATTAGACTCTCCCTGTTCTTGTTCTAAAAAATCTATTATCTGGGTCATTTAAAAATGCCTTGAATGCTTTTTCGTCTAAAACTTTAAACCCTCTTAAAATTCCTTTTTTATTAAGACTATCAATAACAGTCAAAGGAATACTAGCAATTTTATTCCCAAATAAATTATCAGACCATCTAGCATTTTCATCATAAGAATTAAATTCTTTTTTATTTTTTTCGATAATCGCCGTGCAATCTTGTCTGTCTTCCACAATACATTGACCATCGATTTGATGGTATAAAGTTTTTTTGTATTCCATTGTTTTTCCTAAAAGGTTGAAGGGTCTATTTGGTTGGATACAGTAGTCTACGGAGAAATGGAATAGACCCCTCGCCCAGTCTTAGTTTATGACAAATCAGCTACAATGCCTGATGCTCCCTCGTTTAACACAGCTAACGTCACCTCTGTAACCATTTGCTGTTTCGCCGCTTGATCACCGGCCACTTGTAGGTCATTGGTGGCAAATGGTCGCAAGTAAGCGAGTTCCAAAAATTCAGGATCCAAAACTAATGCAACATCATCCGCCGAATTACCCGCTACCATGAACCTATTCGGCACAACGGAGATTTGTCCGAAATCGGACATATAAATATCAGCCGCACCAATTATTGTGGTTGGGGCATCTGCCGGAGCCATGTATCTTTGTGCAGCGATACCGGCAAAGCCACTCACTGTCTGTTTATGAGCCGGGGAAACCATAAGCATAGATGGGTCACCACCCGCTTCATAAACTTCTTTAACCACAGTTTTTAGCATGTCTTCTGTAAAGGTTCTTTCAGCTTCTGTGCTATCTGTTCTGGCTGTTGAGCCTAAACTACCAGCGACACCAGCTGAACCAAAGTCACCGTTCGTATTTAACCATGTTTGTATTCCTCCCATGGTTCTGGCTTCAGCCGCTGAACCAGCATCTTTGATTTGATTCGATAAGGCGATTGCCTCCAAATCTCTTTTTAATTCCTTACTGGCTTTTGCTGTTTGATAAGCCTGTTCACTTTTCCTTCCGGCTTTGTCGATAGCCTCGAGTGTTCTTGATACGCTTATCGTTTTTTGCAAAATCTGACATTGATTATTCAATCTCGTGGTTGCACTCAATGTAGCTGTGGATGCATCCGCTCCTTCGATAGCCGCATTGCTTACGTTTACTGCCGCTAGTGCATCCGTTTGCCATTCGTGTAAGGTATTTGTTGCTTTTCCTTGGCCGATTGAGTTCATAAATGGTGTGTCTGTTGGGCTAATGCTGTAGATAACATCTTGTAAATCTTCTCTAGCACCAACCGCCGCATGATTTGAAAATACTGCCATTGGTAATACTCCTTATTAAATAATCGCCTCGAAATATTTTGCGGCATCTTTTAAATGCCCTGATTTCTTGGCTTGAGATTTTAATTTGCGTAGCCGTTCCGACTCATTGCTACTCGGGGTTGCTACACCGCTTTTAACCATTTTCGGAGCTTTCTTAACTTTCTTCATTATCTCCGGTTTAGCGGTTTTGACTTTATTCGCCATGGTTGCATCATACAAAATTTCAGCCATGCGACTGTCGATGAGCATATTGAACTCTTGTTCTGTTACTCGTTTTGACTTCGCATACTCGAGCATATCGGCTCGTATTGATCGGCGTTTATCCGGGTCTTTTAAATCCGGTATATTGTCCATCAATATCTTTTTTTCTTCGGCTTTCTTTTTCTCGTACAAAAAAGCGTTTTGTGCTTGTTGCTCTTGAGCAAGGCGTTGACGTTCTTGTTGTACTTGTAGTATGTGTCCTTTGCGTTGTTGTTCTTCCCCTAATTTTATAGCGTATGCCGTTGGGTCTACTTCTTTTAATTTCGCTAAATCTTCACCTTGCGTTGACAAAAACTGTTCTAACTCCGCTAACTTCCCGTCATAATCCGCTCGGGATTTAGTCATCTGGTCGAACTGTATTTGTTGAGCTTGGAGGTTTTGTTTTAATTCTTCAACCGCCTTGTTCTCATGCGCATAGTGTTCCATTTTTTTGCGAACATTAGCCTGTAACTGAAAACTTTGCTTGAGATCGTCTAAGGTAACCTCGTGTTCCTCTCCTTCGGCTTTTATCCGAAAGGTTTGAACTTCGGGTGCTTGTTCTTCCTCTGCTTGTTCTTCAACTACTTCTTCGGATGTTTCTGGCTCTACCTCTTCAGCAGTCGCCTCGATAACTTCCTCATCTACAGACTCCTCCTCCGGTTCGGTTGCTTCTTGAGGTTGACTCGTTGGTGCCTCTTGTTGCTCCATAATACCTTGGATTCTATCTGCCGCTTGTTCTAAGTTTAACGATTCCATGCCTTGTTCTTGGGTAACAGTTTCGCTCATTTATTTTCCTTTTAAAAAAATTTCCATTTGCTTTTTTGAACTTCCTGAGAATATGCAATCCCCTCGAAATGTCCAATGATTTTTTGTAATGCCTTTATCATCCGGTATGCTTCTTCCCTTCCTTCAAAATCCTCCACCGCACTATTTGCGATTAAAGAAAGATATTCATTCACAATAGTTTCCACCGACTTTTTAAATGCCGTGTTTTCTAATAACTCTCTTGCTTCGGTTTCAGTCATTTATGTTTCGTTTAACCTTGATTGATCAAAATCTGACCCCATTCCTTGAAATGTATATCTATTCTTTTTTGCCTCTGCTTCTTCAGCTTCTTTTTCCGATAAAAAATCTTCGTAACCTCTTGGAAAATAAATAGGAACATCCGCTATTACAGCCGGTATACCAAACTCAAATCCAGTTGGTTTTTGTTGAGTAAATGCTGATAATCCGGTTTTTATATCTACGTTGGTAGGGTCAGATAGAATACCTAATGTATTTGTTGTTGGGTCTATTCCATAAAACTCTCCCGAAACAGGAGCATCCAAAAAGTTACTACCCGGTGTAATTTGCATTCTAACTAAATTTTTATAGTACGGAGATAAAGCTTGGGTTGTGGGTGTTGTTCCAAATCCTTCTGATAAGTTAACCGGTTCCTGCACATTAGCATTAAAAGGATTATTAGTTTCATCCACCGCCGCCGATATTGGTAAAATATTTTCGCCTATACCCGCTCTACCCATATCGATTAATAAATCATTTATATTCACTACGCCATCTTGGTTTACGTCTAATATTCCTCCGTACCCGGTCTGCGCTATTCCGAGTAATTCCGTTCTTTCCGTCGGGCTTAAAGTTCCTCCTGTTCCCGTTGCTTGCCTGTAAATTTGTGCTTCTGGAGATGAAAACAACTCCTCTCGCACGGCCTCTGGTGACATCTGGGTATAATAATTAAAAATTTCATCACCATCGGTAAATTCTCTGCCTAAAATTTCTTTGTACAAATTATTTAACTCAAACATCGATGTTAACGGAGCAGTTGAACTATCGTTTAAAATATTTGCTCCGCCGGTGTTTGTTGAGTTATCGGCAAGAATATTTTCGGTGCTTGCCCCGGGATTTCCTAAAACGGATGTGTCTCTTAAATTAGGATTGTTTGATGATGTCCCAACCGAATAACCGGGCGCATCTTTCCTGTTGCCGAATATATCCACTTCTCCTCTTTGAAAAGCTTCATATAAAGCCTCTACTTCCGGTGTTCTATTATTAAAATATGCCTCAACAACATTACTCATTTTTTTCTTCCTATTAATTAGGCCGTGGAATATTTACTTTAAGAGATGCCTCAGCCATTAATTCTTGTTTTTTTAATTCTAATTCGGCCAACATTTCCTCTTTTTTCAACTGTATTTCGCTAAGCATTTTTTCACGTTTTAAAGCGATTTCCGCATCTGCTTTTTGTTTGTCTATCATTATTTGGGCTTGCGTTTGTTGCATAGCCGCTTGTACCATTGGATTCGGTTTACCCTGTTTGCCTTGCGGGTTAGAAAGCATCGCATCCATCTCCGGGGTAATTTCTTTGAAGAATGATTTTACATCCTTAAATCCGGCTGTGTTAATAAATTTACTTAGTGTGTCCCTGTATTGACCCACACTTACTAAAGGATTGGACGGCCCAAACTTTTGTAATACTTCCTCTTGTTTCGACATAATCATTTGCAATAATGACATTTGTTGTTTTTGGTCTCCCGTTCCTAGCCCCACGTTAATGCTTACATCATACTGGTTAGACCATGTCCGTGGATCCATTTCCACATATTTACCCCTCATGCGAATGGTTCGAGGTTTATCTTGGTATTTACATGCTAGTTGCAAAATTCCTTTAAATAAACTTTTTAAACCCGTTTCCGCAAATATCCTCGCTATTAACTCTATTTTACCCGTGGAGGCGTTAGTGGATGCGGCTATTGCGGCGGCGGTTACGTTTTGTAACACCTCTGGGGCTAACCCCTGCATCGCATCACTAATTCCGGTGCGTTTTCCCTGTACAGCATCTAAATATTCTAACATTGGGAACGCTTGATTTGCTACTAACGGAACACTCATCGGAACTATGGCGTTGGGGTTCTTTAATCTGACTACGCCTCCGGCCGTTACGTTTAATAAATCATCGAGGTTCACTTGACCTTCTACCGCTCCGACTCGAGGTGCTAGGGATAAATATAAACTATCTAAAATCGCTCTAGTTATAGCCGTTTTTTGCTCCTGTAAATCGATTGCTCTATCAGCTAAAGATTGACCGAAAAATTTATGCGGGAGCGGATAAGGGCATATACTATGGAACGGTAAATAATCAATTTCTTCATTACTTAAAACATCATTCCCGGCATAAACTACTCGCCGTAATTCCGCCACCCCATCTTCGTTAAAATCCGTTCGCAAATAACACTCATAGATTTCTATTTCTTGCATACTAAAATCTATGGATTCTGCGTCGTGGGGCTGCTCTCCCTCGCTATAACGTGCGACTCGCTCCGGGGTATATGCTAACTCATCATAAGCCGGCAACCCATCAACCATATCCGGGTCAAATCCCATTGCTTTTAAATCCGTTCGGGTTAATAATTTTCTGTGAGCGGTGAACGGGCTATCCTCTACAGTTTTGGCTTTTTTGCTGATTAAAAATTCTTCCGGCGGCAAAGACTCGACAACTATTTTTCCTATTTCGGTTTTTTTCTTAACTTCTACGTTGAAAAACCTTAATATGCTTTCCTGTCCTAATTCGTTTTGCTCCGCCTCGATGACTTCCTCTTGACTAACTATTTCACGCGTGCCATCTTCCAGCAACATAACCATTTCATTTTCGGTTAACTTTTCATAGTTTTCCGTTTTTAAATCAATTTTTTCCTCGTAGTATGCTTTAAATATTCCGACTTTTTGCAATAAGGCGGTTTTCATGGTTTCGTGAAGAATCTGAAATCCATCGTTTTCTACATAAAACACCCAGTTACAATAATCGGTGGCTTGTTTAGCCGCCTCGACTCCACGCTCTGTTTTTGCTTCGAATTTTACCGCATCATCGCTACTGGCGAAAATACGCATCAAATGTGGTAACGCTCCATCAACCGCCTCCGCTACTTCTCCGGTAACAATTT